ACGTATTAGTATTGGATATTTGAGCTACTTCTATGGTCATCCGATTTTCTCTAAAATTTTGTGTAGTAGCGATTTAACATCAGCTACTTCACTATTTAACGTATTTACCTGACGCTTCATATCTTCCAGTTCAGCATTTTTTTGCTTGGTTCTTTTATATGCTATAAGAGCGTCGTTATCTTTATTTAAGAGAGCACCATTAGTAGTATCTCTAACAATGCCCTCTACTTCAGTTTTAATTTGTGTCATCATAATCTCACAACTGTAGCGCAATAACTCTCAAGTCGCCCACGCGAGGTGGCTTTGCTGAGTTAGTTCCAACCAAACCGATCTTGACTGAGTACTGTTTAAATCCAGTAAACACATCACCACCGATAGAATGAGTTTCCGGAGAAGCATCAGTTCTAAAATCAGTAATGTCAATTTGAGAATCACCTGGAGCAGACTTCAAAGTAATAGCTGTGCTGTTAGAAGTATCAATGTAGTAGTAAGTATTCGCAGTCAATGGTGCAATAGGAGTGCCACCTGGAGGCACTGCGTAAAACACTTCATCGTTAGCTGCGAAAATAGTATTAGCACCAGCGATAAGAATTGCATTAGCAGAAGCGTCTATGAATGTGCTATTCACATTGAAGCTAGTTGGGGTTTTGATGTATTGGATTACACCGTTGCCATTTTTGTAGTTTGCAGGAATAGTATAATCAAGATCAACGAAGTCATCTTTGTTAGCTTCAGAAGAGAAAAAGTTGTTTGCGTAATCAAGTTCAAACCACTTGTTTTCGTTAAACTGTTCACCGTCTTCATCGTTTCTAATTTTAACCCAAACCTTCACATCGCTTTGTGGTGGCTTGTAGGCAGTCAACTTAACGATCAAGTCCTCAGCGTCCTGTCCGTCAGCTAGAGTAACAGGCTTAGAAATATAACGGTTCAACAAGTTACCGCCGCTAGAGTTTGCTTCACCAGTAGTGTCATTGTTAATGATGTTATGAACAAACACCGACTGGAATCTAGAAACGTCAATAACTGGCGAAACGTAATTACTTGTTGTTGTCATTCTGGTTCTTACTCGAGCAGAGCTGCTGGGACTTGAACTACCAATAGTAGCAAGTTCATTAGTTCTTGAAAGAATAGTTACTTCATTATTGAAGCTTGAATAAGAATCAGGAGTACCCGGATACCAAATCGAAGATCCAAAATAAGTATCGAAAGTGTTCAAGGCACTATTAGACAACCAACCAGCCTTGTCGAAAGTACAAGTTGTTTTATTGAAGATCAAATAGTATGGCTTCAACGTTGTGGTAGAATACTTGAACTGATCAAAGCCAGAAATTCTAGCTTTGTTGCCAGAAGAAGAACCGAAAATAATAGCGTTTGCGTAAAATTTACCATTAGTTTCGTCGATAGTCATAAAGTTGTCGTCTCTGTCGTATTTTCTTAAAATACCAACACCGCTGTCCGCCAAAGTAATAGTTCCGGTAATAGACTTGGGGTCATTTGCAGAGTTGAAGACGTTAAACGTTTCACCTTGAGTAAATCCGTAATAATCAGTTAAGTAACGAGCACCAGTTATCGAAACAACGTTGGCTGCGGCATTAGAAGTTACACCACGAATTATGTCAGTAACTACGATAGTATTTGCGCCGCTTGAGGTTGCGCTTAGGTTTAAGAAGTCCGAAGTTTCAATGGTTTCACCACTGGTAGTAAAGTCGCCAGTAGCATTCGCAATATTGACAAACTCTGTTGGTTTGTTTCCTAGAATAATAGTTGCTGAACCAGCAGCAAAATTAGCTCTATTGAAACGAACCTTCAAGTCTACGTCTGGAACCATGTCATAGTTCAAGTTATTGTTTGTAGTAAACAAAGTACCTGTCAGCTGACGACCAGTGACTTGTTTCTTTGTTAAAATATCAGTTTCTCCAAGTCTAGAAACCCAGAAGTAGTAGTCAGGGTTCAGACCTTCAGTGTGAATAACGAAAGCGTACTGAGTGTCGTTTAGCAAGAATACTGGTGATGGGAAAGTAATTCTTGTTGCGTTAGAAGCTTCTGTAGCAGCGCCACCATTCCAAGTTTTAACTTCTGAAGATCTTAACCATACTTCAGAGTAAGGAACTTGAGTTCTAGTAATGCCACCTGCTGAATCCATTTCACGAATTTCAAACCAAACGCCAAGGGTTGGGTGCTTGTTTTCAACCCAAACGTCTACAGAAGTTAGGAACACGCCATCTTCTTCTCTTGGAACATCAACCTTGAAGCTGTACGCCATACAAGATGGACCCATAACTTCAACTGATTGTTTCGGTCTAGTTTCTGTAATAATTTCAGTTTTAATTACAGGAACCTGTGTCGACATAATAGTGTTTTGTTTTTGTACAGAAAGACCACTAGAAGTCCAGTAACCCTTAGCATAAGAAGTAGCATCGATAGCATTGGTTGGTGAATCAGTTATAATAACTTCTTTAGTTCCTGTGCGGAATCTCTTGCCATTTTCTGGAAGCTTAAGATAACCAAACAATTCACCATATTCATCAGAACGCCATACTGAACCTATTGATTGTGAAGCAATAGGAGTTATTGAAGTTGTTACTGAACCAACAGTAACAGCAGTAGCTGGTTTTCTTCTTCTTGTTAAATTTGATTTAGTTATAACAGAAGGACTAAACACACCAGTTGGACCGCCACCGTTTGTTGGAACAGCAGTTGGAGAAACATAAGCAGACATATTTTCGCCATCAAAGTACAAGTAATACTTTGTATTAGCCTTCATGCCCTTAGCATAAACCATAATTGTTTGTGGTCTGATGTAAGGTTGAATGCTAACATCAGTTACGAAATTACCAAGGCTCTCAGTTTTAGTTTCCGCTGTAACAGTGGTAACTAATCCAGTTCTTTGTTCGCTTCCAACTGTTTGAATAAGAGCACGGCTATCTGTTTTGGAGCCTTTCTTTTTTCCTTTTTTATTATAATAAGGAGTTGTGCTAGTTGCTGCTACAGCTGCAGCATAGCTAGTATATGATCCTAGAAATTTATTTGGATCGATAGTACCACTACGATCGCCATAATTACGATCATATACGTTATAACCAACCGCATAAGTTTCCCATGACCCCCACTCAGTAGTCATACTGTTAGAAATAGGAATTTCATTACCAAATTCAACAGTTTTATCTACAGTAGTAGAGTCGCACCAAACGTCGCTGTCTGGATTAAACTGAATAGTGCCGATAAATCTGAAAACACCCTGCTCAATATTTCTAATAGTTGTGACGTTTTTATTTTCAAGAAGAGTAACTTGAGTGTATGGTAGTGTAATCAAACTTCCTGTTTTTTGATAGTTGGAAGATCCTGATGGCTCGATATTATACATAAACGAGTCCATTTTAAAGAACGGTCTAATAATTTGTTCTATCTTGTCAATCGAAACTTTATAATCGCGATTGCTCGTATCACCAAGAGAGTGATCAAGGAAACCGTCAACGAAAAATCCGTTCTTAAATCTATCTAAACCAGTGCTGTCTACGATTTTAAGATCTACTGCGCTTTTTTCTAACATAGTTAGAGCGTTGTAGTATTCAAGATTTTCAATACGGTTCTTTAAAACGCCGATATCACGCATAGTGTAGCGAATATTCGCAATTTTACGAACAGAACAAGCGATTTTAGGCTTATTAATAATACGAGCTAAAGTTTCTGAAATTGATGGGAATGGAGGAACAATAATGTTAGCGATACCCATCACATTGTCGGGCACATTTGGTGAAATAGGAGTTATTCCTGGCTCGCCTTTAATAACATTAAATTCACCGTTTTTATCAAGGGTGACAATATCTCTTCTTGCAAGATAAAAAGAGTAATCAACATTAATGTCACTATCAGGAGCAGCTAATCTTAAACCATCAGTATCAACGATAAAGCTAGTAGTTGTAGCAGGGTTAACTGATGCTGCTGTTACTTCAGTTGTGTCAAGCGCAGTTGACTGTTTAACAGGTCTGAAATCCAATACATCTCTTAATGAGTATTCAACGCCTGAAGTAGAAATATAAGAAGGAATTTCGTATGTGAACAGCGTGCTACTTGAAACTGTGTTATCATTTACAGGATATGAATCGACAGAAAAGTAACCAAATCCTCCTGAATAGTCAGGAACAAAATAATCAAATTCAACCAACAAGTTTGTGTTAGATAAATTTTGACTACCGATATAGATTATTCTAGAATGATCATAGTAATTATCCCTTTGACCATTATCAAGGACAAAGCTTGTTGTCACGTTTGAGCTTGACGCTGTGCCTACTGCGTTTGCAAATGTAGTAGTATCCATTCTAATAGAACGAATCTTATAAACGTCAGAAACACCCAAGTTGAAAGGACCAGTTGCGCTTGTTGCGGTATTGGTTTGTATTTGAACGTATCTATTTGTTCTGAGAATTTTTTTAACTTCAGCTGCAGTATTACGTTCAACTCGATAAGTTAATTTTGCTGAAACAGTAGAAGGAACAACGTTGGTAATTACTTCTTTAAAATCGATAGTTAAAATTCCACTTGAAACATTAGCTGTTCGAACTGCGCCTGTGCTACCATTGGCAGTAAGGTCGATAATATCACCAGCAAGCATAGACTTGAAGAAAATATTAGCAGTAAAACTTTGCACGTTTGAAGAATTAGCAGAAACTTGTAAACTGGTGGCGTTCGTAATTGCGCTAATGTAATACGTATTGGAGAAAACCTGTAAACGATCGCCAATAGATAGTTTGGTAAAATCAGTAGCAACACCAGTAAATACGTTTGAAGTTGTTGTTGAAATTGTTCCTGGAAGCTGAACTAAAGTGTTAGCGTTTAGAGAAACGATAATTTCTCTCTTTTCTGCACTAGATAATACGCCTTCGGTATATCCAAGAGACTCATCAGTAGTAACGACAGAAGCTGTAATCGTTGCAGGTATAGTTAGGGCTGCAGTTTTATTTTCAGATCTTATGAATTGATAGTTAGTATCGACTGAGCCTGTATTGCTTCTAACTGTTTTGATATTGCTTGCGCCGATAGGGAACAACAACAGATTTTCATTATTTTCGTTAAATACTACTGTGTCGAGCAACGCATCTTCATTGGTATCAACCATAATAATGTCAGCAAAGAAACGATTTGAAGCTGAAGTGCTTACTATAGCACGAGCGTCAGTAAAGATATAACCTGGTAACATAATAAAATCGTAAAGATAAACTCTCATCTGAGCATCTGCACGACCTAAAGTTCCAGACTCATAAATCATAGCTTTCATACGAGCAGTGCCAATTAGTCTACCAGTTGGCGCAGGTGAATTTCCTGTTCTTGAAGAAATTCTTGTTTGTGCAGTATCGTATAAATCTACGATAAATCCTTTATCGTGATCAACAGATCCAGAAACTTCTTTAACAAGGAAATAACCACCAGTTCTTGCATTTACAAGCTGATTGTTAACAAAATTAAAATCTGTAGATTTATCTGTAATAACGTGCTGAGTTATTAACTTATTGATCTCATAACCTT